TTCCCTGTAGAAATTAACTCTTCGTACACTTCAGTAAGTGGTGAACGTTCATTATCATTCTTTCCTGGGTCATAGAATTTTTGCCATTTACCATCCACTTGGATTTCGTGGAACCAAACTTCTTTAAAGGGTGATGAACCATCATTGGTTGGGAGGATTCTTAGTCTTTTCTGACCTTGTTTTTCGTTGTCTTTGAGGATTGCCGCAAAGTATTTTTTCATCCTTTCGTCTTGAGACATTTTTAAGGTAGAGGATTGATTACCTTGTTGTGATTTTTCGTACTGTGCAAGTACTGCGTCTAAACTGTTTGTCGCCATAATTGATTATATTTATTTATTATTTATTACAAGTATAAGTGTCAGCCGTGGTTTTGTCAAATAAAATTTAAGGTCGAAATAATCGACCTTAAATTTATCTCACTTGTATAAAAGCGTCTGGTTCAGGTGTATCAGAACCAAAGTCTCTAAAACTTTTTTTAATATCTCCTGATGAATAATTTTCAACATCGTCTTGAGTTAAAACATATTCATTTTTACCTGATTTTTCCATATCATCCATCTTATCTTCAAAAAAGTCGCTAAGTTTTTGATTGTATGGTCCTGAATCTAAACTTCTTAATTCAAGTTTTTCTTCAGGTGTTTTAGGTCTTATTTTTTCAATTTTTGTTTCTAAATCATTTAACTTATTCATGATGTTATCCATATCTGAAAGTTTGGATTCTAAATCTGTTAAATGTTTAAATAAATTATTAAAATATTCTTCTTGTTTAGTCTCAACATTTTTTTGTGTTTTAACTAAATCCGTAATTTCAATCTCTTTACCTTTTTTACCTTCTTCACCCTTGTCTCCAAGTTTTTCAACATCAGGGTCATTTGCAACATCTACAGGTGCTGCAGGTGGTGGTGGTGCTCCCGCAGCCATGCCACCTCCTGGAGGTGGTGGTGCTCCTCCCGCCATAGGGTCTGTGGGTGGTGGGGGTGGTGGTATTCCTCCTGCCGCAGGGTCTGCGGGTGGTGGCGGAGGCGGTGGTAATGCCGCGTCTTGTTCAAAGATATATCCGTTTATTTCTCTATATCTTTTTATTTCGTTAATAATTCTACTGTCTATCTTACCCATTTTATTATCCGTTTAATAATTGTTTAACACCTGTTGTAGTTTCAACTTGGATTTTTTTATTAGTTTTAACTGTATTGTCAAATCTTTCAATAAGACCGTCTTTCATTCTAACAGTATAACAATCACCTGTTTCTAGGTCGCAAACTTGTTTTGTTCCGTCACCCATATCCTTTTCAGTAGTTTTAGTATTTTTACCTAAATAACTATCTAATATCATTTTTGTGTTCATAATAGTTTTATTTATAAATATTACAATCTTCAATAAAAATTATTGTAATTAAGTTTATACACTCATTTCTAAAAATTTAGTAACCGCGGTTAGAACTTTAGATTCTAAGTTTGAGAGTTGTGTTGGGTCCATTGTTGTGTAGACGTTCTCATTTAAAACTTCAGCACTATTATTTAATATTAAAAATTTAGTAATTGATTTAGGTTCACTATTAGGAACATTAACCATTCTATCCTTCCATCTAATCAATAACATTTCAATATTTTTAGAACTACTTTCAAATACCGCATATGGTAATGTTAAACCACTGTCATTATTTTTAACACAGAAATAATTTTTACTTGTTTCGAAATAACTACTTGACCCTCCCCAATATTTGGTTAAATCGACACCCGAATAATTACTTTCGTATGTTTTAAATCCTGTCGATGTTCCTGATTTAAGATATAACGCTGAGAAAACAACGAATTTTAATTTACCATCATCAACAATATTATTACTTGTCATTAATGACATAATAGTCCCATAAGCATCTCTAAACGAAATTTGTTTTTCCGCAGGTGAACTCAATGTTGTATAAGTACTGTAATTACTTGCGGTGGTACATGCTGGAGATTGGACAACTTCTTCATTACCACTAGCATTTGATGTTACTTTATCTTTTTGCGATATTACATTACCTTTAGAATCTTTAGTTTCACCCTTCTTAGCTTGTTTATTTTTTTCCAACACACCTTGTAATAAATTATTACGTAAAGATTGTAAGAATTTATCTATTTTTGGTAATGATGCCGTAGGTTGTCTAATCCCTGTAAAAGTAGTTTCAAAATCAGAGGTTGTTATTGTATGTGTCACAGATTGAATCATATATGGTCCACTAAACATAGGGACATATCTTAAGTTAAAATACATCGTTGGTTGTATCAATGCGTTCCCTAACATAGAAACACTACATTCATAACTTCTATTTTTATATAAATTATATAAAGAAACGTTTTGAGTTGTTGCACCTCGGTTACCTCCTTGGTTAGCCATCTCATTAGTCACTTGTAACGATTCTGCGGTTGCCTTTCCCGCACTTTGGCTAACTGAAAAGGATTTAAAAATCCCTTGATTTTGAGGTCCTATGTCAATATTAAACCCAACCACTTTATTAGATTTATCCCAGTCGTTTTTATTAATTTGATTCTCAACTAAAGGATTATCGCTTGACCTTCTTAAATCAAAAGCATCATTTCTATATCTAAAATCAACATTGTTTTTTAAATCCAATTGTTCACTTGGTTTACCTGCATAGAAACAAACCATTTTTGCTGATGAATCTCTATAATCTACATTTAAAAATGTACCAAATAAAGTATTGGCAAATTCTAAAGTCCCTTCAGGTTTTGGTTTAGGATTCTTAATAGCATCTTGTACATTATAGAAATTAACATATGATGGTATGTTCATAACCACAAAATGATTTTCCACTAAAATACTTTGTACAAAAGTTAAAATAGAAGCTTTGGTATTAATATTTAACAATCTATTTTTAAGTTTAAAAATATCAACTAAAACTTTATCTCCAATATTTCTACTTGCTCTATCCAATAATAAAACATCTTCAAATAATGTTTTATTCTTAAAATCATTTCCTGAAACCCATTTATCATTTAATGATTTAAAGGTTTCCCAATATTCAACTTTACTTTGGTCACCATCTAATTTTGATTCTACCTGACTTTCGGGAGTGTTGTTAACATCAGGTAATGATTTTTGTAACTTAATCATTAAGTTATTTACTACTTTACCTTGGAAATTTTCTATCCCTAATAGATAATTTGTCATTACCTCATAAAAAGCAGTCTGACCTTCTTTTGATTGTGCGTTTGGTATTTGTGGATATGTAGGTGGTGAGAAAAATTCTATATTAACAATATATTGTTTATCCGTTGGGTTTGTCGCCAAGGAACCGTAAAAAAGAATAATTGTTTCATCAATTAATGATTGTGTAAATCCTGTTGTTGGTGGAGATATTTTAGGTAAACTTTCAAATAAAATAAGTCCTGTGTTATTTGCAACATAAGCGACTTTTTTACCCATCTCAGTTCTAACTGTTATAGTATCACCACTCGCTAAATTCGCAATTCCAACAATACTACTAGGAGTTGTTGGTGGTGGGTCTACAGGTGGTATTGGGTCAGGTTGGAATTTGTTTAATTTCTGTGTTGCATATATTTTAATGATTGGTGCAAATAATTTAACATTGTCGGGTGTGAACGCAACATCTAAATCAATAAAGAAATCTGTTATATATGAACCATTATTGGTGTATGCCAACTGTGGTATTTCCGAAAACCCAACATTTAAATATAGAGCATCCCACGCCAAATTAAAAGTTGATTGCGATGACGATAAAGTAACACCACCACCATTAGTAGGTAATGAATTAGGTGTTACACTTTTATAACTTTCCCAAGTGTATGGGTCAGTTAATGGTAGTGTTGAGAAGGTTAAAAATAATTTTCTATCGTATGATGATGGGTTACCATATTTAAAAATAACGTCATAATTCAAAAACGCCTTAACGGTTTCCGCAATAGTTGATGTTTGTTTATCCTGTATTTTATCAACGATTTCACTTCCTGTTGCCCCTGTCAAAATAGGTACCTTCATTAAGGACCTGAATAACATTTGGAAGTTTTTAAACGATTTTGTTGTTTCATCAGCATTTGCTGGGAAATCGCTATAATCATATATTGACCTAGAAAACTTTAAAAACTCATCTTCGAAACCATCTAATATTTCTTTTTGGAAGACTGACAACATTTCGCTAAATTTAGAATACTTGTCGGGTGTTCCGTTAATTGAGAAGTTCTCTTGTAACGATTGTCCCGAAAAAACTTGTTTCATATAATCAAACGGTGTTGGTTTAACTATTTTAGAATGGTCAAAATACCCATATTGGGGTGCTGCCCAAAATAATCTAACAGAACCATTATAAATTGATTGGTTAGAATTAACTTCAATATTTAACTTACCGTCTTTAAAACACTCATTTTTTGTTTGATTAATATCAGAACCATGTGATGGCATTATATATGTGAATTTTTTATTTACCTCATCTACGGTTACAGACCAAGGTATAATTCTTAAATCCCTCATATCGTTATTAGGGTCGAATCCTTCCGCTTCGTTAATAATAGCGCTATCGACATAATATACTGAAGTTCCTGATGTAATACCTGACTGTATCTGAGAATCGGTGTACCCCTCGAATATTTGGTATCCTTGATAAAATACATTAAAATCATTAATTAATTGCGGATAAAACCCAACATTTATTAATGAAGATAATTCGGTTCCTATTGTTGTGTCTTTTTGTAGAACAATATCTATGGGTGCCTCATCAATTATTAAAGCATAATTTCTTGTAGTGGCGGTTGTTACAGGGTCAAAATTAAACGCATAATCAAAAGATTTCCAAGACCCGTCTAAAATATCTACACCATCCTCAATAAATTTTTTATATCGATGCCAAACAGAACCAATTTTTAAAATCCAAGCGTAAGGTAATTTATGAATCGCCCCGTATTTTTTAAAGGATGCAAAAATATAATCTAAATCACTAGCAACATTGTTTTCATATGTTTTAAATTTCTCCCTTAATGTCGCTAAAGGTAAGCTATTAATAAAATAATATGCGGAAGAGACAAATGGGTATTGGTTATTATTTCTAAAATTTTT